TGGTCAAGGTTCAATAAGAAATGGTCTAGTAACTTCTGGTAAGTTGCGTGGATTTAGTATGTACAAAACGAATAACATTGCCTCAACGTCTAACGCTGCTGGTAAATGTATCGCTGGTCATATCAGTTCAACTGCAACGGCTCAGACAATTACGAGTACTGAAGTATTGCGTGATCCTAGTTCCTTTGGCGATATAGTACGGGGGCTTCATGTATATGGAGCTAAAGTACTACGCGATGGTGCTCTGGTATCCGCATTCTACGGTATCGACTAGTAATTTAGGGAATCGGGAGTCGGATGCGGCTCCCTTTTCTTTTAACTTAATAACAAGAAATTAAAGGAAGAAATATATGGCAAGCCCAGTTATTAATATAAGAGATACAGGGAGGAACTCAGCAAGAACAGGAGATGTTCGTGGACTTGCTGATAATGTAGTTACTTCATGGACTTCAGCAACAACAGGAACTATTGCAGTAACTGCTGACGCTACTTACGATGTTTCATTTACTCAACCAGCAGATACGATTATTCGTAATCTTATTGCTATTCCAGCAGGTAACATTGTTACAGCAGGAGCTTCAGGCGATGATGTTGATTTTGATTTAGGTACTGCAGCAGGTGGTGGTCAAATTATTGATGAAGAAGCTATTCTTGATGATGGTGGATCAGCAGTAACTTGGTCAGCAAACGCGCCTTTGTATATTATTCAAAACTCACACGGACACGCAGCTAACCAGTTTGTAAGCACAGCTACTACAGCAGGTGTTGTTGGAGGTCCAGCAACTTCTGAAGCAATTGCGATTGCAGCTACTTTATATAGCGCATCAGCCCGTACACTTTATATAAGGCTGAAACCTTTAGCAAATAACCTTGCTACGGCAGCTACAACAGTCACTTACTTAATCGAGTTTTTACATTTAGGTGTATTACCTGATTAATTATTATGGCACAGATAGGAACTGATAAAAACCCGATAATCATGAACGGCTCTGGGAAAAAGAGTACCAGAGTCTTAGGATTATTAGGTAAAGCTTATTCTGGAAAAGCAAAACAAAATTATAATAAAAATTATAATCGAATATTCGGTAATAAACGAGGAGGATAGTAGAAATGCCTGAATTAGAGTATAACAAACCCGTTAAATATAAAGATATTACAGAAATGGAAGGCTATTATGAAAATTCTGAAGATCGACAAAATCGTCATTCAGATGAAAGACAAGATGTTAAGACAGATGATAAATAATGGCAACAACATATTTAACACTTACTAATGAGGTTTTACGAGAACTCAACGAAGTACAATTAACTTCATCAAACTTTTCAGATGCTGTAGGAATACAAGCATTTGTACAAGAATCTATAAATAGATCGTTAAGAGATATAGCAAACGAAGAGCCTCAGTTGCCTTTTTTTGCTGCTGCAGCTAGTGGAGGTACTGATCCGTTTTACGGAAACGTAACTGTAGCAACTGTAGCAGGAACTCGATGGTATGTTTTGAAAAGCGGTAGTAGTAGTATTACTACTGACTATGCTTCTATAGATTGGGATGATTTCTATATTACTACGATTAGTGTATCAGGAGAATCTGCACCTTATGTATCTAGAGGCCTAAAGTTCATATCTCTTACGGATTGGCGTAGATATTTACGAGATTCAGAGAATGCAGACGATGCAGATACACAAGTTTATGGCGAACCTCGTTTTGTAATTCGTAGTCCAGACCATCGTAAGTTTGGTCTTAGTCCTATACCAGATAAAGTTTATAATGTGCATTTTTACGCATATACTATTCCTACTGCGTTATCTGCTCACGGAGATGCTATTGTCTTACCTGATCAATATGTTCCAGTTATTCAAGCCAAAACTAGATATTATGTCCATCAGTTTAAAGATAATACACAACAAGCCGCTTTTGCAGCAGATGATTATAAAAAAGGCATGAGACATATGAAGTCTAATTTAATTAATCCTCAACCAAAGAGTATGACAGATGACAGGACTTATTTCTAATGGCAGCTTCTCAACCTTTTTCAGTTCCACTTCAAGGAGGATTGAATAAGTCAACAAATGCAATAGCTCTTTTACAAACTCCAGGAACAGCTACAAAATTATCAAATTTTGAAGTAGGTATTAAAGGTGGATATAGAAGAATAAACGGCTATTCGCAATTAGGAGATGGAACAAGGCCTAATAGTAGTAACGAAATATTAGGGCTTGATGTATACGCAGATGGTGTAGTTGCTTGCGCAGGAACTAATATTTATTTTAGTCTTGATGGAGATAGTTGGTTACAACTGAATAAAGCTAGTGTTGCAGGAGGTGGAGATAACTATACAGCTTTTACAGGTCGTAGTGCTTCTGCTAGAACTTCGCAAGGAAAAGCACACTTTGCTACTTACGAAGGAGATACTATTTATGGTGAACTTATTGTTACTGACGAAGGTTCTGGAGTAAAACCTTTTTACTTTAAGATGACAGGTACTGGAGCTTTAGCAGATAGAACTTATTTTGCTAAAGAAATCACAGTAAGCGGAACACATTATCCTAAATTCTGTGTTATGCATGATAAACACTTGGTAGTCGCAGGAGCAGCAACAGCTTTAAATACAATATTTTATAGTGGTACAAGTGATATAGATGATTTCACAGCAAGCGGTTCAGGAAGTATTGTATTAGATGATCAAGTAGTAGGATTAAAAAGCTTTCGTGATGAACTATTTATCTTTTGCAAAAACTCAATATATAAATTACAGAATATAAATAATTCAAGCACGATAGTTGTAGTTCCAGTAACAAAGAACGTAGGTTGTGTAGACGGTAAGACTATACAGGAGTTTGCAGGAGATCTAATTTTCTTAGCTCCTGACGGATTCAGGACCATTGCAGGTACAGCAAGAATTGGTGACGTAGAATTAGGAACAATCAGCCAAGCTATACAGCCAATTATTAATGATATTCTTAGCAGTACTTCAACATATGAATTTAGTAGTGTCGTATTAAGAGATAAATCTCAGTATCGGATGTACTATAGTACCTCAACTGCTTCAACAGCTAATTCAAAAGGAATTATAGGTACACTTAGACAAAATGGATTTGAATGGTCAGAAACAATAGGTATTCAAGCTCCAGCAGTAACGTCAGGATTTAATTATGCTGGAAAAGAAAAAACGTATCACGGAGATAGGGATGGCTTTGTTTATAATCATGATACAGGAAATACTTTTAATCCTTCAGGTACTGAAACAAATGTGGCAGCAGAGTATCAATCACCTGATTTTGATTACGGAGATTTCGGAACTCTAAAAACTCTAGACCATGTTAAAATTGCTGTTTTTCCAGAAGGTTCAGTAGAGCCTACGCTTAGAGTACGTTTTGATTACGACAGTACAGATAGATTACAGCCAACTGACGTAGGAATTATTTCGGCAACACCTTCCATTTTTGGAGATTCTGCTGCAGTTTTTGGAACAAGTACCTTTGGTGCGCCTGAACAACCTTTAGTCAGGGCTACTTTAACAGGAAGCGGACACAGTAACTTTTTTAAAATTTTTAGTAACGATACAAATGCTCCGTACACAATAAACGGATTATATGTGAATTATAGACCATCGGGAAGACAATAACAATAAGAGAGAATTAAATTATGGCTCAAACATATACACGACAAAGCTCAATGTCAGATGGAGATACCATCACAGCTGCGCTTTTCAACAATGAATATAATCAACTTTTAAATGCCTTTGCCTACTCCTCAAGTAGTGCATCATCTACAGGACACAGACACGATGGAACTGCTGCTCAAGGCGGAAATATACATACAATAGGTGATTTAGACTTTTTAAATAAAATAGTTGCAGATAGTACAAATAATAGATGGGGAGTCTTTGTAGAAGTATCTAGTGCGGCTGTAGAACAAATACGAATACAGGATGGTGTAATTGTTCCTGTTACTGATAACGATATTGATTTAGGAACAAGTTCTGTAGAGTTTAAAGATGCTTATTTTGATGGTACAGTAACTACGGATGCTTTAGTTGCAGATACTGCGGATATAAATGGTGGTACTGTTGATGGTGCAACTGTTGGAGCAAATTCAGCCAGTTCAGGTGCTTTTACAACTATAACAGCTAGTAGTTCTATTACAGGTTCTGGCACAGTACAAGGTACAACAATAACGGCTACTACAGCCTTTGTACCAGATGCATCAGATGGTGCAGCTTTAGGTACAAGTGCATTAGAATTTTCAGACCTATTTCTAGCAGATGGTGCAGTAATAAACTTTGGTGATGACCAAGATGTTTCTCTAACGCACGTTGCAGATACTGGATTACTTATTTCAAGTACTGATCAACTTCAATTTGGCGATAGTGGTACTTATATTTATCAATCAGCAGATGGTGTCTTAGACTTAGTATCAGATACAGAGATTGAAATTAACGCTACAACTATTGATATAAATGGTAACGTAGATATTTCAGGAACACTTACTGTCGCAGGAGCTTTAGATTTCGGAGATGCTGCATTAAGTAACGTAGGTGATGTACAGTTAGATAGTATCGCAGGTGACGGAGATACCAATACTTCCATAACTTTTAGTGGCTCAGATGTCATTACTATTACAGCAGGTGGTGATACTCAGTTTACTTTTAATAACGGATCTATCTTGCCTACTACGGATAACGATATTGATCTTGGTTCTAGTTCTTACGAGTTTAAAGACGGTTACTTTGATGGAACTGTCTATGCAGACGCTATAAACTTTAATGGTACTGCAATCGCAGCAACTGCAGCAGAACTTAATATAGTGGATGGAGACACAAGCGCTACTTCTACGACATTAGCAGATGCAGATAGAGTTGTTGTCAATGATGGCGGCACAATGAAACAAGTTGCTCTTACTGATTTTGAAACTTATTTTGAAAGCTCTATAGATACTATCGCAAACTTTGAAGTCACAACAGAATTACAAACTCCGTTAATTGCGTTTACTGATGGCGATGACGCTATACAGATAGCAGACGGTGGTGGAGTTACAATGGCTGCTGGATTAACTTCTACAGCCGCAGCAAATACACTTGGAGCTACTAGCTTTAATGATGCAGATATAACTAATGTAGGTGCAGTTCAATTAGATAGCATTGCAGGTGATGGAGATACTAATACATCTATTACCTTCTCAGGATCAGATGTAATTACTATAGCTACAGGTGGATCAGGTAGATTAACAATAGGTGACGGAGCATTATCTCCTGTCACAGATAATGAAATAGATTTAGGTACGAGTTCTTTAGAGTTCAAAGATGCGTTCTTTGACGGAACTGTTACAGCAGATGCGTTTGCAGGTCCGTTGACAGGTAACGTAACTGGTAATGCATCTGGTACAGCTTTGACTGTAACTCAAGCAGCTCAGACAGCTATTACAAGTCTTGGAACTCTTACAGCTTTAACAGTTGATGACGTTGCCATAAATGGTAAAGTTATCACAATGACAGGATCAACTAGTGATACGGCTGTCTTTACAGCAGGAACTAACGGAACATTAAGTATCGTTACGACAGATGACGCAGCCGCAGCAGCAAATATTCAAATAACTGCAGATGGTACAGTAGATATTGATTCAGCAGGAGTTTTAACTCTAGATTCTGGAGCAGCTATTAATATAGAACCTGCAGCAGGATCAGCAATCTTATTAGATGGTACTATTAGTATAGATGCTGGAGTAGTCACAGGAGCTACTGCAATTACTTTATCTGGAGAGTTAGATGCAGGATCGTTAGATATATCAGGCGATGCTGATATAGATGGAACTTTAGAAACAGATGCACTAACTATTAATGGTTCAGCATTAAATTATAAAGCTTTTGGAACTTCTTCAATTATGCTTGGAGATAATGCCACAGGAACTATTGATGCTGCTAACTATAAT